TATCCGTATTGGTCAATGTATAGTGTTAAAGTATCACCAACCTGCTCAATATTAATTTCATTATCATCAGTAGCTTGCGCAAATACGAAAGTTGGAATAATTAAACTTAGGCCTAAAAGTTTTTTAATCATTCTTCTTCCTCTTTATTTTTATTCCAGTCTATCTCCCAGTATCCACGACGATTACCTTGATAGACCATTTCCAGCACGGCAGCTTCGATTGCTGTTCGTACTGCATATGTCACACTTTCATTATTTCCTACACCGTCTTCATATTCAATCAACTGTGTTCCTTGTTCGATGAATCTAAATACATCGCCTCCAGAACCATAACTTAAAATTGTCTTTTTCGTTTGAACATTTAATAGTACTTCACCAGTGAGAACAGATACTGCTCTTAAAGAAACAGTGACTTGGTCTTGTCTGTATGATTTACTAAATCCAATCCCAAGAGTTCTTGCTCCTCGTCCACCAGTTTGTATATTACTATCATATCCAATAATACCACCTTCTATTATCATACCTGCAAATAAAAGTGGTCCTAAATTTTGTGGCTCTTCGCCTAATGCTTTAGCAGCTTCATCTCTACCTGAACGAATAATTTGTCGTTCTCTTACTAAAGCATCAATACCTTGTCTTTCTACTACTCTAAACCATGTACCATCACCTGCAGTTTTAAGAGCATCAATTAATAATTCTGTTCCACCTTGTGTTACCGCTGTGGAGAAACTTTGTCCTGTAACTGAATCTTTTCTCTGTCCTGTCTTATCTAAAAATCCATATACTGCTACTACAGGTTTATTTTTAGCAGGTGGTAACATTAACAAATCAATATATGATGGTAACCTTACAGTCTCTGGCGCTTCAACACAAATTTGTTTACTCTCAACATATTTACGAGTACCCGTATATAGGGAGTCAAGTAAATATCCATCGCCGAATGGTCCAACACCATCTGCATCTTCAGGTCTTTTAGAAAATCCTTTTGCATATTTTCCTTCACCATACTCACAATATGCTGGTCCTTCCGACCATTGTGGTACTGAAGCGCAGCTTGTTAAAAGTACTGTTAAAAATATTGCAGAGAAAAGTTTACCCACCGTCACCATCTCCATCAGTTCCGTCACTTCCAAAGTTACCTGAACCGATAGGAATTTCAATTACAGTTGTGGTACCATCTTCATCTACAATTGTCATTTTAATAAACTCTGTTCCATCAGCGTTTGTAATAACTTCGTATGTTACTGTTGACCCTTCTAATACGAATGAGCCAAACCTTACAGGATTGTCGTTAGAAAACATATTGTCTACTAATTGTTTTGCTAACTGAGCGTAAATCCTACTCTCTAAATTTCTAATAAATTTTGATAACGTTGAGTTATCAATTTCTCTTTGTGCTGCACGTTCAGCAGCTTCAAGTGCATCCTTGATTGCTTTCTTTCTGCTGTGTTCTTGGTTCTCAATAGTTAAATAATGAGCTCCCGTTCCTACACCAGAGAAAGATGGATTTTTAAATTTATGCACGATGGGCTCGGCCATAACGCTTTGCGCACCGAAGTATAAAAGTACTACTAAAATCCCTAACAACGTTCCGTTAATTATCTTCAGTTCTTTCATCTTTTTTCTCTGCCTCAAGTTTATCATCATAGTGTTGTAACAATTCTTGTCTTGCTCGATACTCTAATACAACATTTACCTTTTGCTGTAATCGTATCAAGTCTTGGTCTAACATCCTCACTCTATCAATTACTTTAATTAATTGCATGTGATGTTTATCAATAGCTGGGTTTATTTCATCGTTAATAAATTTCCAAACAAAATAAACGAAATAACCTAAACCGACTACCATGATTGTTGGAAAGCCGTATTCAGATATTAATTGTGCTACATCAAATTCCAAAATTTAACTCGTATTGTATTGGTGCATCTTTCTTAAAAATCATGCATCCATCTTCATCTAATTCTAATGTAAAAGTATCTCCTACATTAAGCGGTGTTCTGTCAATTTTTACTTGTTGATGTGGTTCCAATTCTGAGTCTACACCAATCAATTTCAATCCATTTTCTGTAATCGAAAACGGAAAATCAAAATATAACATTTTAGTCTCTCCTTACGTCGACTTTCCCATCTTCAACGAAATTTTCCGCTCTTGCAATTCTTTCTGTATCTGGTCTTAAATCTAATGCACTACTGACAAGTAGGTCAATTTTAACAATCTCGTTACTCATAGAGCGTGCTCTATTTTCCAACCCCTCACTAAAGATTGTTAGAGTTTTGATACTATCGATGATTCCTTCAAATATTTGCCTAATAATAAGAAATATGAAGAATCCCATAGTAAGTGCGCCGGCAATAGGTAAACCGACATCTGATATCAACTGCAATATTTGTTCCATTTCGTACTCCATTTCGAAGCGTATTACGGCCTCGTTCTATTTATAACATTACAAATTGAAAAAAAGTTAAACTTTTTGTACAAAAAGGGTTGACAAATACGAAACAACGTGGTATAATATACTCATAATTTAAATAAAACGGAGAATAAATGGAATATAGAATCTTAGGAAACCAACCAGAACCAACTTTAACAAGGAAAGATATGTACATATCTGACTTTGAAATGAGACATAAATCTCAAACAACATGGAGAAAAGGAGTTGCTTTAGTCAATGAATTTTGCTCAGCAAATCCAGAGTTCGAGGGTTGCCAATTCTTTATCAATGACCCGTTAACAGTAGGCATATATCCACAATATGCAGAAGGTGAAACACCTCACGATTTTGACGAACTAGTACTGAAACTAGAATCAATGGGATTCTACGGAAAAGCTGCTGGTTACCACACACAACAACAAGCATTTGCATTTTAATTTAAAATAAATGCAAAAAAAGGTTGACAAATCAAATCAAACGGGTTATAATAGACCCATAAATTAATGAGGAAAGGAATTATATTATGCTAACTAAATCTGAAATGACTAAACTGAATGCTCTTTTTGCTAAGGCTGATTCTTCGCAAATGAGAGACATTGCTCAAATGTTCAACACTCAAAACAAAGCTAAAGCTCAAATGGCTAAGAATAGCTTCTCCGTTGGACAAAATGTATTTTTTAATGACAAATCCGGTTCTAAAATCGAAGGCGTCGTTACTAAAGTAATGGTCAAAAACATTCAAGTCAGCACTCCAAAAGGTATGTGGCGTGTGGCTCCAACTCTTCTTAACGCAGCTTAATAACTATGAACGAAACTTATGCAAACAATTGCTTTGTCGAAAATATCGACAGTGGCAAAGAAGTCGAGGCTGAAGTAGCACACTTTCAGCCTAAGCAAAGCTTGACTGTATACATGAATACAGTTAAGGTAAACTTAACTTACAACGAAAGGCAAAATGCCTATATTGGTAATTTTGCTAAAATGGATTTTATCTCACGCGGACCTAAACTCTTAGGAACATATAGATGATTGAGATTCTGCAAGAAATAACTGACTGGGGCGATGCTCCAGTTGCAAATGGCCAATATCATGTCAATGAGCTTGGTCAACTTGTAGCATATCAAGCATTAAACGGAGAACTGAAAGTATTCAAATCTCCAATGAAACAGTTTTCAAAAACTAGACGTAAATTTAAGAAGGTTGGTGAATACAATGCGTAATACAATTTCTATATTTGTTCTTGTATGTTTAATTGGTATTGGGTTTTATATGAGCCTCGTATCTGCTGCATCGATGCCTGATGTACATATCAGCCACTCAACAGGTGAGTGTGTTGAAGTTATCAATTACGATGAGCGTTTCGATTACACATGCGAAAACTTACCAAAAAAGTATAATCATATCTGGGTAAAATGAATATATTTGTACTTGATGAAAATCCAATAATTGCAGCACAAATGTGTTGCGATAAACATATACCCAAAATGATTGTAGAGAGTGCACAAATGCTCTCAACAGTTCATCGTCTATTAGATGGAACACCAGAGAAAAGGCCATCTCGCTCTGGTAAAACTATACAGACATATTACAGCTTTGGCGATGAACGAGATGACATGTATTATTTGGCCGTTCATAAATTCCACCCATGCACAACATGGACAGCGGAAAGTAAAACAAACTATGAATGGCATTACGAACACTTTCGTGGTCTAGCAAACGAATATGAGTATCGTAGAAACAAAGTACATGCAACGTGGAATAAACTTGGGATAATGCTAAGTAAACCACCAAAGAATATACCAGACATTGGGCTCACTGAATTCGCACAAGCAATGAGCCACTATCCTGACTGTAAAGTTGAAGGCAACCCAGTTCAGGCATATAGGAACTACTACCATGCAGCAAAACCTTTTGCTAAATGGGAATGGGGTCGACCAGCACCTAGCTGGTGGCAGGGATTTCAAGGTTACGACGGACATCTTCCGTATGCTTTGAATGAATAGCGAAACTTTAGTTTTTATAAGTATATTAAGGAGGCTTTAATGGCAATGAACCAAGACATGGTTAAAACTTTAATGAAGGAATGTACCGACGGTAGATTAGATACTGAGATGGTGCTCTATGCTGCATTAAATAAGCTCGATGAATTAGGCGAGAATATCGTTTATGATTTAGCTATCGAACAGAAATTTATCACACCTGAGGATTTTATTCCAGAAAGTGATGAAGTTGATGCTCTTGAAAAAGAGATTGATGCTGATGTTGAACTAACAGCTCAACAAAAAATCATCGAGAAAGTTTTAGCAAGATATGGAGACCATTAAGTGGACGCCACACAGTTTATCATAACATCAATAGTTTTTACAATGGCAGGTTATTTGATGGCTATTACTGATAAAAGAAAAGCTTCTTTTTCTGAAACTAAAAGAATCACCCAAGAAACTATAGACACCTTGATTAACATGGGTTACTTAAAAACTCGTGGTGAAGGTGCAGATACTGAACTCGTTAAAATCAACGAGGAATAAACGCGCCCCGTTCGTCTAGTGGTTAGGACACCGGGTTTTCATCTCGGCAACAGGAGTTCGACTCTCCTACGGGGTACCAATTTTATATTATGACTTATAGACCTCAAACAGTTAAATGTTTCATATGTAAAACAGATATCCAAGTATCTGAAGTCAAGTATCATACTGCTAGAGAAGAAGGTTCTCCAGCAAAACCTTTCTGTGGACCAGAATGTAGTTTACAATATTATGAAGAAAGAAACAAAGAGAATTCATAAAGAAACAGCTACTCAGATAGCTACAGGTTTAGCAGTTAATTATCCACTCAATTTGTTTTTGCTTTGGGTGTATATTGAAAAATTTAAAATCACAGACCCAGTCACACTGGGCACATTAGTTACTCTTGTTATGACAATTGTAGCATACACAAGAATATTTTTATTGCGATCGTACTTTTCTAAGAAGTATAGCAAATGAAAATAGGCACTCGAAAATCTCAATTAGCATTAGCGTATACGAATAAAGCTTTAAAACATTTAGAGCTTGATTGCGATATTGTAGAAATAGATTCTACTGCTGACCTTAATCCTACAACATCTATTGAAGAAATGGGTGGCAAAGGAGTATTCACAAAAGAAATAGAACAAGCTCTAATTATAAACGAGATTGATATTGCAGTTCATGCATTTAAAGATTTAACTCGTGATAACGAAGACAAATTAGAAATATCTTGTGTATTACCGAGAGGCGATTTTAGAGATGCACTCATTGGTAATCATATTAATCCAAGAACAATTGGAACAAGTAGCCCTCGGCGAATACATCAATTACAAGAACTATATCCTGGAGCACAAATCATTCCCATTCGTGGTAACATTGATACACGAATTTCTAAACAAGAAAATGGCGAATATGATGCAATCGTTTTAGCAAAAGCAGGACTTGATGCATTAGGATTAACAATAAAAGCAAGTCGTATATTTGGTACTGCTGATATGATGCCATCACCTGGTCAAGGTGTTATTGCTCTACAAACTCGTATAGGTGATGAAAATGTTAATCATATACGAAACAAAAACGATTTACAAACATGGTATTGTGTAATGACCGAATATCACATGCTCAAAGCAATCAACGGAGATTGTCAAACACCTATTGGCGCATTGACCTATATTGACGGAGAAAATATAAGAATTGTAGCCAAAAACTTCCTAAATGGTAAATTAGCCTACGAACAAGGACATCTGGATTCATATAAGGCCATTGGAGTCCGAGTAGGTATGTCACTATTATAAAAAAAGGGCCATTACTGGCCCTCTTCTAATTAATTCTAGTAATTACTTTTCAGCAACAAACTCGTTTAATTTACGTGCAAGACTGATTACAGCTGCTGCTGATATTTTCTTGACTGGGATTTCTTTAATATCTTCTGGATTATTCATGTTATGCTCTTGTATAGCTTGAATTTCTCTTTCGATATTACCGTGCAAAATTCCTTCTGCTTGATTTAATAGATTTGCTCTGATTTCAAAGCCTGTTAAATTTGACATAATTTTCTCCTGTGTGTATGTGTCATTGTCCATTAATGGACATTATTATTTATAACAATCTTCAAACAAAAAAAGAGGGCCCATGATGAGCCCTCTAAGAATGATACTACTAATTTATTATTAGAATAAGTTAGTTACACGTACTCTTCTGTAGTACTTGTTAGTATCTTGAGTTAATGCACCAAGACCTTGGCTAGATACATCACCCTGCGCAAATGGATTAGCAACCATTCCATAACGAGTTTTGAACCCGATTTTTGGTTGGAAGCTATTCTCACCAACGGCACGTACCATTTGTAATGGAACGTATGGGCAATAGAATAAACCAGCGTCAAAAGCGCTTGACCCTTTGTAACCAACTACTAAGTAGTTAGCGCCAGCGAATGGGTCGATGTAAACTCTGAATCTTCCGTTAAGAACACCAGCAAAAGTATTACCTGTGTCATCAACTTCTAAAGAGTTAGAGTTAAGAGCAGGAGCGTAGTCGAGTACACCAGCCATTTGTAAAGCAGAAGCAACGTCTGAAGAACAAATAACGATGTTACCTTTCCCTCTACGTGTTCCTTTAGCAATAGCGTTAGCTTCTTGTTCGATTTGGAACATTAAGCCTTTGAACTTCTCTACAGACCATCTACCATTTGCATCAACGTCTAAGTCGAAAACACCTGCAGTAGTAGCGCCAGGAGCACCAACTTCAGCAGTTGTGTAGATTGTTCTAACAACTTCACGGTTGATTTCTGTTAAGATTTCAGTTTGAAGAATGTTAGCAAGTTCTGTTTCAGCGTCTAAGCCGTGAACAGCTCTTAAGTCCTGAGCAAGCTCAGTTGTGTATTCAGCTTTTAAAGCTCTTGTCTTCGCAGCTACTGTAACTTTCTCAATTGAGAATGCCATTTCAGCATATGCGTCACCAACACCGTCACCTAAAGCTTCACCAGCACCTGTGTCAAGACCTGTACCAGTCGTGATTAAAGATGTGTTAGCATTTGGCAATGTGTTTGCGTGTGTACCAGTACCAGAGAAGTCAGTATCAGCTTCGTTATAGAAAGCTTCTGAACCGCCCTGTGAACCGTATCTAGCTCTCATCGCGAAAATAAGACCTGTAGGTCCAGTCATAGGCTGAACACCGCAGATGTCATAAGCGATTAAGTTAGGTACTGCTCTACGTACTAGTGAAATAAGAATTGGGTCGTAACCAGCTGTAGGACCAGCTGCTGCATTTCCTGGAGATACAGTTGCAGAGAAACCACCTGTGCCAGCATCGTTAGTAGGTGCTGCCTCTGAAAGAAGTGATGTCATATTTGCAGACAAGTCACCTGTTTCAGCAAGTGCTCTTTCTGTGTTCTCAAGGATAGTAGCTGTTACTGCCTTCTTATGTGAGTCAGTAATTGGCGAAAAAGATTCGTGCTCTAGGATAGGGCCCCACTTTTCTACCAATGCTTGATAATTACTCATAGTAATTCTCCCTTTATTTGATTAATATTAAATTTCTTTTTTAACCAATTTAATTATTCTTATTGCTTTTTCTTAGCGTTAAACGCTTCAACTAGAGCATTAATAGAAGTGTAATCAGAAGCTGGTTTAGTTACTTCCTGTTCTTCTAGAATAATTTCGTCTTCTTCGACATCCTCTACTTTAGGGGCGGCAACTTTGCCTTCGCTAAAGAAGGATTCCTTGATTACTGAAAGATTTGAAGTATAATCTTCGATGTCTTCCACGTCAAGCTTTTCAGAAAGTACTTTGAAACGCTCAATCTGATTTTCAGATAAACCGTCTGTCATACTTTCAAATACTTTTGTAGCCTTCATAGTAGCAATTTCTGCTTTAAGGTTAATGTTCTCATTTACAAGACCATTGCTACCTTCTTCTAATTCAGCAACTTGTTTTTCTAAACTGTCAACTACATCAAAAGTGTCTTCGTCAATCTCGATGTTGTGCTCGTTGAATAGGTCTTTAAGACCACCGAGTAAAGATTCAGCCATTTCAACTTTAATTCCAGCTTCAACAGCAATCTTGTTCTCTTCCATCCACTCACCAACAACGTAGTCAAGATACTTGTCTACATTTTCGACAACGTCTTTCATACGATTTTCGATAGCTTCTGATAATTCAGTTTCTAACTTTTCTTCTAGCTCTTCTTTCAAAGACTCAGTCTTTGTTGCAACTTCTTCGTTAACAGCTGCTTCGAATACTAGCTTAATATTGTTCTTAAATTCATCTGAAAGCTCAGTACCTTCAAAGATGGATTCGATTGAAGAGCTAACCTCTACAACTTCTTCTACAACTTCGTCTGTTTCAGTAGTTTCTACATCTTCAGCAGTTGGTACTCTCTCACCGGCTTTTTCTTGGCCAGGAGTCTTTACATCTGATTTTTTGACTTCGACTTCGCCTTTCTTAGACTTCTTCTCGTTTTCACCACCTTCTGGAGTTACAGGTTGTGGTACTTCAGAGTAACCGTCATCAGCAACGAATTTTTTCTTGTCGTCTGCCATAATTTTCTCCTTTTAATACTTGTTTAAATACAAATTAAATCTGACTGTAAATTATTTATAATTGTTTAATTTTTCAAAGAACGAACAAATGTTTCAAACATTCTTGCGGCCGTTGCTTCGTCAATTGTTCGCACTACACGATTAACTTTTTTCTCTACCTCTTCAACAATTTCTTCGATGACTTCAGCTACTTCCTGAGGCCTCCAAGATGAAGATGCGATATCGTAATAATACTCTCTGTTCTCCATAATGCCATTCACAAATGCATTAGGAGCTGATGGATCGGTTACAATGTCGACTGTAGCGAGATGAAAGTCTGGTTGAACTTCCATAACACCGTCTTTTAATTGCTTAACCGAACCTAACCCTCTTGTTGAAACGCCAATTTTAACACCTTCATCAAGTAGAGATTTTACAATCTCACCCATAGGTGTTTTTAAGATTTTTGCTTTACCGTAAAAATCATTACCTTCGCGTCTCATTGATGTAATTAAGTGTGAAACTCTGTCACCATTAATTGTTGGACCTTCTGGATGTCCCAGTTCTCCAAGCGCACGTTTGTTCTTGATGAATTCTTCATCGTAACGCTTCATCTCTTTTTCAAGAGTTTCGCATGGATATGTTCGTCCATTTCTATTTTTAATGTCACCTTGCATGAAGATACCTTCGATAAAGTGAGACTTAGTTCCGTCTTCTTTAGCTTCAGTAATTACTTCAAGGTTTTCATTTAGTTCTGTAATAAGTTTCATATTATCACCTTAATTAAATTTCTTTAAACTATTTATTAACTTATGGTACACCGTTAGCGTTTTTATTATCGTAGAAGTTTTTGTTCAACTCTCCACGTTCTGTCGTTTCACCTGCTTTTCTTACTTTAACGTAAGTGTACTGAGCATTTCCGCCCGGTGGAGTAAATGTTCTAACTCCTGCAGTTGTGGTTCCGTTTGCATCGCTATATGTATCTGATGCTGTTGCGGCATTATCATATTCCCAAATGCCGTTTGAACCTGGGACGCTAACCCATGCCATAATTAAATACCCGCTTTAGTAGCGAATTTTAGGATTTCTTGGAATCCTTTTTTGTCTGCGTGTAACTGGTCTTCCATCTCTTTCTTATTCTTTGGATTTAATCCATTGAGCATTGCATTTAGATGTTCACTATCTGCATGGTCGAGTTTAACAACTTCACCGCTCTTAAGTTTGAGACTGCCAGGCTTAAAATTTGCTTCGTTTACCTCTTCTGACATCTCATATCCAACTTCCTTAGCAAGGTTTGGATGGATATCAGCTGCATCGTCTTTGTCTCCGTCATAATGGAATACTGCAAATTTCCAAACATCCTTAGCATCTCCACTTACGAAAGCCATGTCATCACCGTGCATTGAGATTTTTACATTAAATCTCTTTTCGTGAGATGCTTTCATTTTGTCATCGCCGATGTAATCAACGTCGATTTTAGCTTCGCTTAATAAGAATGCTTCTGTAATAATTTTTGATTCTGTTTCTAAACCCTCGTACATGCTGTTCATGATGTTATCTACTTCAGCATCATCAGGTACTGTTACATCATCGTCGTCGTCAGCAATACCTAAATCGTCGTCTTGTTCAATGTCTTTTTTAACAACTTCTGAACCTTTAGCATATGCATATAAAGATTTAACATTGCCGAATACCTGTGCTAATTTATTCTGCCACCATTCTTCTGGGTCCATATCTTCAGCACCGAGGTATTCCATAATCTCTTCAGATGCATAACAAATAAAGTGTAATTGCTTCATCATCATAGATACTTCTTCTTGGGGACTTTCAAGAAGGTCTTCTTTATCAGATACTTTTTCAATCAACCCTTTAAATGTTAGTTTTGTTTCGTCAATATTACGAGGCATTTTAAATGGTTTTGCTTTAGCTGCAACACCGCCATCGTATTTTTTCTCGTCTTCGCCAGCTTTAGAATCTGCTGGACGCTCTTTTTTCTTTACGCCTTTTATTTCACCAGTATGAACATAATCAGGAGCAACCGGATGCTTGATTAATTCAATCTTATGCTGGTCTTTAAAAGCTTTCTCTTCTGGCGACTTTGGTTGTGCCACCTCGGAGAGTAGGTCTTTAAAGTTTTTCATATTTAGTCCCTATTTAATTTAATCATTAATTTTATTTATATATCTCTTAAAATGGATTATCGTCCTCTGGTTCGTCAGGCGCTTCAGCTTTTTCTTTTTCTATTTGCTCCTGCATATCCGCAAAGTCTTCTTCACTTAATTGAAGAATATTTCTTATTACCCATTCTCTAGAATAATACTTACCAATTTGGTCTTCGATATCTCTAAGTGTACTCATACGCTCACGCAATATCTCAGACTGCTTTAATTCGTCATAATAATTATCTCGTGCAAATTCGTATCGTATATCATTTCGTATTTGGTCAAATTCTTCAGGTGTTAAAATACCTTTTAGAATTAACTGTTTCTCAAGGACAATATTAAATATCCATGAGAATCTTGTTCTAATACGCTTGATAAACTTACCAAACTTTAACTCATCACGAGTAATTTCTGAAGCTCTACCAAAGGTTGCCTGTGTTTCAGGCTCCAAACGTGTTAAAGGTACTTTCAACGCTTTATATAATTTACGTTGGAAGTACAACATGTTTGTGTCATCACTTAAACCTTGAGCACTGCCTCCAGCTAAAGTGTCAACCTCAGTTGTTCGTTCACCACCTCTTCGTGGGAACCAAAAATCTTCAGTCATGGTCAACATTTTACGTGAGTCACTAATCTCACCAGTTGACGAATTATATTGTAACTTGTTCTTATGTCGAGTCATCATATCTCTTAGATATTGCTCGGCCTTATTCTTAGGCAAGTTACCTACATCAATATAAAATATTCTTCTTTCGGGTGCTCTAGTCAATGTATAAATGACTGTCGCATCTTCCAACATTCGCAACTGATTAAGAGGTTTAATTGCTGGATGTAAATGAGATAATACTAAACTATTATTCTCATTCATCAATCCTGAAGTGACTCTAGCAATAGAGTCCTTCGCAATTTTAAACCCGGTTGTACTACCAGAAGCACTTGTTGAACCGAATCCATTGTCTGAGTACATATAGTACTCATTTTTAATCTTTTTAGTAGGAACACCACTAT